GTTGTGCCGTTGATGTCGTTTGCGTATTGACCGGAGCCATAGAAACCGCCTTGCCAACCTGCCCCGCTGCAAAAACTTCCAACGTACCCGTTTCTGTTTAGGCTTGGCGCGGCGGCTGTGCCGGAGAACTGGAGCGTGCGGACGAAATAACCACCAGTCGGACGATACGGTTGACTTTGGCTCGCGTTGTTCCCGTCTGTGGGCTGTCCGTAAGAGTCAACGACGATACCGGAATTCAATGTCTGGGTGCCGTTGACGCTGCCGTACACGCCATAAGGCACGACGAGGCGGCTGCCATTGGCGTTGATGTTGTCGAACACGAGAGGAAACTCCGAAGCCACGGAAGTACCCGTGAAAGTTCCTGACGTGCCAGAGAGGAAGTTCGTGTTCAGTTCGCCGATTTGGAATACGTTGATACCCATTAGTTAACTCCCACGATTGAGAGGAAATACGAAATTTGCAAGATGTCTGGTATGCCTCCCGGCAGGATTCCGTGTACTAAAATCGCTGACGGCAGAACGACCAAAGTCTGCGGTACTAAAATTGTGGGCTGATTGTTGTTGGTAGGCGAACCGCCTGACAAGCCTGCTCCAGTAGCGACATCGGGAACATCACCGCCCAGTTGTTGAGACTGCCAGCCTGTGAGTCCGATGGCACGTAGTTGAAAATCGTTCGGAAGGTTCGTCCACTGAAAGAAGAGCTTTGTCCGTCCAAGCACGCCGAAAGGAGGCGTGTAACCACCCACGCCGTTGTACGCTTTCCACTGCGGGTCTGCGGCGTTGTTCACGTAGTTGTTCACTGCGACACTATAGGGGGCATACGGGTTCATGCGATCAAAAATGAATCCAGACCAATTCGGGCCGTCAGGCAAGATGAAGCAGTATGGTGCTTGTCCATTTTGTTTCTGCGTGTAAATCGCTCCGTAGGGGCAGAGGAAATCATCCGAGATCGCGTTTTCCTGCGTGGAGTCGTACTTGACCTCACCCGTCTCGCCTGAGATCAACTTGATCGAAACCTCATTTTCAAATTTTGGATTCATGCCTTATGCACCTATGTACGCTGGAGCAGCTTCACTGCCCGCACTGAAATTGTTAACTCCCGGCGTCACCCCACCCATGAACGGGTAGGTAAGCTGATCGGAAGCCTGCGTGTAGACGAAAAGCTGCCTTTCACCGAAGAAACCATAGGCTTCGTCACCAGCACCTATTAAGGAACGAGAAATCGGAAAACTGTCCTGCACTGATTGGGTCAAGAAAAGCTGTCTTGAGCCGAAAATGCCGTAGGCTTCGGTGCTTGAGATATCGAGCGTAAGCATCTCGTTTATAATGGCTTGGAAGGATGGGTGGAGGACGTTTGAATCAATCGTGAGATAGGTGAATCCCACGATGCCGCCCTCATGGTTGGCTGGGTTCCATTGATCCGTGAAGTTGAATTGGCTACCCCAGATCAGGGAAAACTGATACCGAAGGCTGCCTACGTGCGAGAACAAGTAGTTGAATGCATACGTCGGCGACACCCCTGCGGGCACCCAATCCTGAAGCAAAAGCCATGGCGTCGTCCCGATAGCACGATACCATAGTTGGTAGAACGGCTGGACGCTTGGAGAGACTTGCGGCACCCACCCCACTGCAAGTTGAATCGTGATCGAATACGTGTCCGTGACAGGGTTGAGGAACAGCAACGGGAACTGGAGTTGCGGAGGGTTGTAGAACGACTCAACCAAGCCCGAAGCTTCCGTACTGGCGGTTTTGAGTATAAGCGCATCCTGTGCGAGTTCGATGGTGTATTGGAACGGATTTGGTGGATTCGGTCCACCAGACACCAGCACGGGATTGACCGTCGTCGGGGGCCACGTAGCAATGTCAATAACACGGGTGAATAGGTGCGACAGGTAATCGAACGTCAGGATGTATTGAGTGCCGCCATAGTTTTGCACGGACGGACGTAGACCCGGGCCAACGGCGAACCAGTTCGTGGGAAACCCGTCAGGCACACCCGGGACGTTGCCACTGGACGCTTTGGGAAGGCGGGCAAGGTAAATGATGCCGTTTAGCTCTTTGCTTGCGAGTACCCACGCCATAATTAGCTCCCCGCAGTCTCGCTCGGATATTCGCCGAACGACAAGTAGTACAGTGTTGGATTAGTAAACGCGGCAAACGACATGAACGGTGGATTCGGCACGTGGTGAACCACCTGAACGAAGCCCTGAAGGTTGAACGCCTGAGTCATAAAGACCAAGTACCGATTGTTGATCGAATCGAAGTACGACGTTTGCACCGTCAGCAGCGCCCCATCACAGTAGAACTGTAAATCGCGAGCGGGGTCGAACAATCCCAGCGGACCATCCTGTGTCAAAGGACCGACATACGGGTACTGCAACACAAGCTGGAGCCTGTTTGGGTACGGCCCATTCGCGACTACGTTCATCACCGCCATTTATGCCCTCTTGAACAACCTCTTCACAAACGCAATCACGTCTGTGAAATAGATGTTGCAACGATCCAGCGAAAACCAGATCAGCAACAAGATGAAGATGTGCAAATCAAGCACATCGCCACGACTCCAAGGTCCGAGGGGTGCGAACATTTACTTACCCTCTTCGCTTAGAGCCAATTCCTTTGCGCGGTCCTTAACGTACTTCCAGACCTTTCGAAGTTTTTCCATGTATTCTGGGGACTTCTTTTCCTTCACGGGTTTTGCCTCTGTTTCCTCGTATGGCAAGCCCTTGTGAACGTGCGGCTCGCCCTTACGGTGCTTCTGTTCAATACTCTTCTGCTCGTTCTGATAGAGGTTTTGAATCGCTTCTTCCTCCCCCTTCGGAGCAGGCTTCGGTGCTGGTGCGGGCGTTGGAGCAGGCTTCGGTTTCGGTTCTTCCTCGGCTGGCTCCGTCGCTGGATGATCGCGGTGCACCACGGGCTCTGCTTGATCTTCCAGTTCTTCTTCGTGCATCAGGCGGGCTTCCTCCTGCTCACGCAGGGCCTCGAACAACTTGTCCTGAACCTCTTTGTCCTTGACCTTTCTGATCTTCTCCAGTTCCTTCTTTTTCTTCATCTCCTCCTGTTTCTCTTGGAGGCGTTCTGGAGTCTTGTCCATCTCATCCTTGTTTTCCTGCACCACTCGGTCGCGGAGAATCTTTACGATGTTGTGCTGCACGCTCGGTAGGATGCGTTCGAACACCGAATGAACGTGCTTGCAGATAACGAAGTTCCCCCGCAGGTCAAGCCGCTCCGTAGGGGCCTGTAGCTGCGGTCTGGGCGTCCCTAGCAGCCCGTCGCGCTGGTGGAGGTTCCACTGGGCACCCCAATACAGAAACGCGGGGCAGGAGCAGCTAATCTGCACATCGAGGTCTTTCGCTTGGCTCGACTCCTGCACCTTCGTCACGTCAAACTGGACGCGCACATCGTGCCCATTTGGATCGGAATCTTCCTTGTTGCACTTCACGTTGTAGTGGAGGAACAGGGCTTTGGGATTCGAATCGAGCAACGACGGCGTGCAGCCCGGGCGATACTTTTTCGAGAAGGCATTCGTCTGACGAACGAGATCGGGCAGCGAAATCGCAGTCTTTACCCCGAATTTCACGTACAGCCTAGATAGGGGAATGGTGACAGTGATGCTCATTTTAGACAGAAGCCCTCATCTGAGAAATTGAAAGTCAGTAGCCTAGAACGGAATCGTACCCCTCTCCGTAAAACACTATCTTCAAACGACTTAGACCGTCCCCGATGTAACCCAACGATATGAGGTTGCGAACGACCAGCATTTTGACCAACTTCCTGAACTCGGAAAGGGTTAGATTATCCTTCAGGCGGTTGCAGTATTCACAGGCGGGTAGGAGGTTCCACTCGGCGTTCGGCCCACCTCGGCTGGCGGGTTTCGCGTGGTCTACGGTGAGGTCACAAAGCTCGGGAGGTTCGTAGCCGCAGTACCAGCACCGACCCTCGCATTTGCGAACGGTTCTCCACCACTGGGTCTTTTTAGGCGTGCGGGGCACTTAGGCCGTCTTATCTTTGAGACCGAGACGTTTACGCACCACGGGGTCTTCGAGGTCCTCGCCGTCTTTGAGACCCATTCGCTCGCGGAACACGGGATCGTCTTGACTAACCTCGGTTGGTTGAGCTTTCTTCCGCTTCTGTCGAATCTCTTCTTGCGTCGGTTTTTGCGGTGTTGATGGGGTTTTTGGTAGGTCGGGCTTGAGCTTCGGCAAGCTCAGCTTGAGCATCTTCAGTGTCTCCGCAGGATCAATCGGTCGTGGTTGGGGCTTCTCGACCACCTCTTCAGCGGAGTGGTCCTTGAGAAGGGCGCTCATGCCCAACGAGGACTGCTTCAGGGTCTTGACGATCTGTCCGTTACGGTACACCGTCAGCTTTTGATTGACGGTATCGTGGACGAGGATATCCCCTGCGTTGACCCGGAAGCTAAACTGCACAAAATTGATGGGGCTCTTAGCTACATACGATTTTTGCATTCTTTACCCCTAGCTGTCTAATACCCAAGAAAAGGGTAATGGGGAAAAAGAAAAAGGGCTCGGATTGCTCCGAGCCCTAAGTTTAACCACGACAACGAGAAGGTTAGTTCTCGCCGAAGTTGGCGGAAGCGTTGAAGCGACCATTGACGGTGAGACGCTGGACACCTGATGGGTTGAACACCAAGAAGCCCAAGTTCTCGAAGATGCTGAAACCGATCTGACGGAGGTCAGGACGGTCGGCAGACATCACGGTCAACGGAATACGTTCTGGGATTACGCCGAGGAACTCAGCGTCCGCCAGAATGTAGATGCAGCCGTAGCCGACCTTACGAGACTGGAGGAGCGTTGCGCCCCAGAGATAGCCCATCACGCCGGTCTTCAACAGCTTGCGCTGTGTTTCGCGGTCGATGTTTTGCTGCGTCCACTTCAACAAATCCGTGTAATCACGGGGATTGAAGAAGATGAAAGCAACGGACAGATCGTGGCGTGCAACCTGACCAAAGCCGTCTGCCAACGAGTTGATGTCGATGGGAGCGTTGATGGCGATGTCGGGGTTGTAAACCGGATCGTTTGGTGCGTGGCCTACTGCGCCTGCGGCAACGCCGTCAAACAGGTTGAACACGTAACCATCTTCGGCTGCGCCCACTTCGGCTTTCGCCAAGTTCAGTGAACGGGCAACGAGATCGAAACGACGTTCCTTGATCTGCGTGATCGGAATCATCGGGTTGGACACGATTTCAAACGTCGGAACCGTGACGCGCTTCGGCTTGGTGACACGAACGATGTCGCCGCCTTCTTCACCGACCACAAAGGCTTCAACGAAGGACGAACCCGGGGTCGAGCCCACGGTCATCGCGCTAACGTCGAATTCCTTGTCGTAGATGGGAAGTGCGCCATCGGGAAGAGTTTCAACCATAAGAGCCTTGCGAGCAATGCTCATATAGTCACGACGACGACGGAGGGACGGTCCCAACGACGCCGCTAATTTCTGACGACCACCCGCAGTCTTGAGCAACTGTCCGAGCATAGCCGTCTGCTGTTGTGTACGAGAAAGGTTTGCCATTTTAGTCTCTTTTCTCCTTTACAGTAGTGACGCTACGCCGAGCCAAGCTTCGGTCGCGGTTGGAACGTGGG